AACATAAGAGATAGCATCAGGTGCAACCTTTACTTCCTCATTGTGTTTACCGCCAGGTAAAAACTGTCCTGTTGTTTGGTCTGGTTTATATAAGAAATATTCTTCTATCTCTTTTATAAACTCAACATTTGTTACTGTATCCTTTTCTCTTTTTATTTCACGAACTTTTTTGATGTCAAGAGCATCAACAGGAATTAAATGTTTAATTCCTTCTTTTGGTTTTGTTTTATCAATAACAATATGATGATAGAGTTTACCATCAATATACCATTTTCTAAAAGTATCATAACCTGTTTTGTTGAAATCTAAAAGCTTAACAATTTTTCCAAACTCATCTGTAATTTTCTTTTTAATACCTTCACTTTGATTCAGCTTTTCTAAAGACAGGTTTATTGTAGATTTTCCAGTTTCGTGTAAAACAGATTCATTAATAACATCTGTAATAGCAAGGTCAACTTCTTGTGTCATTGCCATTTCTCTATACTTTTTAATTAAAAGATTTTCATCTTTTGCATCAATATCAGTATTGAGATATGTTCCTACAAATCCACCACCCTCAACATAGGTAATTGCACCATCATCGTTTTCGGGTGTTACAAATGTTTTAGTTGTTTTCTTTTTTGAAACTGTAAATCCAAATAAGTCAAATGCCATATTACTATCCTTTGTTCATTATGAAAATATAGGGGGAGCGAACTCCCCCTAATCAAAAAAATTAAGTATTAATACTAATTCCACCAGTACCAGCACTTACATTAACTCCACCAATTTGTGTGCTAACATTAAAATCAACATCAAGTCCAGAACCAGAACCAGATGATTCAGGTGTAGATGTACTTCTCCAGTTATTAACTGCAAACGTAACCTGAAATTCTTCAGGAGTATCATTTGTACCCCAATCCAAATCAATTGCAGCTAGATTAGTTGGATAAACATCTTCCATATAATATGTAGCCAATGGAGAACCAGTACGGTCTAAATGTTGTACTAATCCTGTACCATAAACACCAGTAGCACTAGTACTACGAACAGGGTTAGCATGACCTTGAATTCTCTGCATCCATCTTTCAAAATATCCTCGTGTTCCCCATGTAGGGTCATTGAAAACTGTAATTGTCCAATCTTCAAAAGTTCTATCTCCGGGCACTTTCAATTGTCGGCCAAGATACGGAACATCCATATTACCGATAACTGAAGCAGGAATACTTGATGCTTTTCCCAAGAATTCAAGATTTTGACCACCAACAGGACCGTTCAACATTCGCACTTTGAACTGGTTAGGTCTTACACCACCTTGAAACTGATTTTTAAAATTTGAAATATTACTCATTGTTTTACTCCTTTATTTTAATATATTTATAAGACTTAACCACCGATTTCTGTGAAATTAACATCAGTTCGGGCGGCAATAAAGTTAAGTTGAATGAAATTAATAGACCTTGTTGGTTTGATATAAATATCACCAACAAAATTATTAGTATCAATAACCTGTCCTGTATTGTTTGAACTATCACAAACTACTTTAAAGTCTGTGATACCTCTTCGTCCCTGTACTTCTCTCAAGAAAGGTGTAACAATATTTACAAATTGAGCTCTTGTGAATTCATCATTGAATTCAAACAACATTGCTTTAGCAGCAATTGCAATTGCTTTTTCAAGAACAATGAATAATCTACGAACATTAATACGATCAAATGCTGTTGGTGTAGTTTGCATGGTTTTATCACCAAACAAAAGAACACCAGCACCTTGTTGTGTGGTAATTGGATTAACACCAGCCTGATAAAGTTCATCACGGTCTGCTTTTGTTGGTTCCCAAGAAGGTTTTACAATATTTTTAATTGTACCTCTTGTTAAACCAGCAGGTGACCACCAAGCATCATTTGTGAAATCAGTTCTTGCACATAGTCCTGCAATATCAGGATTCATAGGAACATAAATAAAAATATCACGATATCGGTCATACTGATATTTCCATGCATTATCCATAATACCATAACTAGAAGAACCAAACGCAGTTTTTTCAGTTTTAATAGCCTCAACTTGACTATTGGCAGCTGCTCTTACTACAGATGCTTTAGTAGGTGAAACAAATGCTACACAATCTTTACGAACAGCTGCAATATCTTCAATAAGATGTTTGCCTGTAGTTGGATTACAAGGTCCAGCTATAAGTAATGTTACATCTACTGTTTCGGGGTCAATATAAAGATTATATGCCTCTTCTTCTTGTCCAGCAGTAATTGCACCACCAGAATTACCACCAGTAAGAGAACCACCTACTATTGCATCCGTATTTGATGTACTTGCCATAACACGAAATGTAATTCCAGCACCTGTACTAGGATCTTTTTTTGGAGCTCCTGGTGCTGCCCCTGAACTATCAGTAACAACATCAC